TCAGGCCGGGCGGTTGCCGCCTTTGGCGGGAGGGCGCTCGTTCGACTTGATGAAGTGGACCCCCATCTGATCGCCATTGATCCAGGCCATCTTGCAGCGACGAAACGCGACACCGGTCGAGGACAACGCCAGAAAGAATTCATCGAGAACGAGGCCACCCAGCGATTGCTGAAATTGGAGCAGTGCACCGTCTTCAGACACGTCGAGAATGTTGCAGGTCCGATACCATGAACCATCGATGGCGATGATCTTCATGGCGAAGCCCTTGCCGAACTGAACGCGCTCCGTTTTGCGCCTCTGCTTCTGCTGCTCCATCTCAAATACCAAGGTGCTGAATGAGGTTGCTCTATGAATAAAGTATGAAATTGAAAAATCGCTTAAATGGTACGATTGTGGCCGATCCTCTGAGGGTATTTACGGCACGTATTTCGGCAGAGCGCGCCGATGGCGGTGCCAAAATACCACGATCAGACCCGACGCATTATGTCGCAGTGGTGCCATCGTCGGGCGGCAGTGTTTTCAAGAATTCATCGGTTGCCGCATTGATCTGAGCGAGAGTGGCGTCGATCTGCTCCTGCGTCGCATTGGTCCCCTGCATGAGCCCGGCGATCGCCTGCACATAAGGCAGAGACGATACAACGCCATCCTGGATCGCAGGTGCGACCTTGACGATGGCACTAACGATAGCTTCCGCGATCGCCACACCGGCCTGGATTTCTGCTGCGGTCACCATGTCAGTTCGCTCCTGAAGCAAGGACGGCCTGAACGTCGCTCAGTGCAGCCTGCGCGGCGGCAACGATATTGGTCACGTCGAGAGTGGGATAGGTTTTCTGAAACGCGACCGCGTTGTTCACCGCAAGTCGCGCCCTGCTCATCGCGCCTTGCAGATTCACGATCACCGAACGCTTCGCGCAGATGTTCGTCGCGCCCGGCCGCGTGCCGGTCCGGCACAATGGCAGAGCCTTGTAGGCATTCGCGGCATTGACGGCGATGCCGTAGGCGTTCTCGATGCCATAGATGGTATTGAGTGCCACGGCATTGGAAATATCGAGCGACGGCAGCGTCGTCTGGCAGCCCGCAAGCGCGAGACCGCAGGCCATCGCTGCGACGGCAAGAAGCTTTCGCATGAGGTCGTCCTTTCGAATGTGAGCAAGGGTTACTGTTTGACGGTGCCGGTCGCCGCGCTGACGACCGGAACTGAAGGCCGAGCGGCAGCATCGGCGGTGGTGGTTCTGGTGCCGTACTTCACCCACACGCCCCAACCGACAGTGATGATCGAGCCGAGCGCGCCGATCAGCGTTGTGATCTGGTCGGACGACAGATATCCCTTGGTGACGAGCGGTCCGAAGGCCAGCAGCAGCACATAGCGAACGAGCTGCCAGATCGTGTCTGACGTCATGATTTCTCCTTTGAATGCATCGAACTGCCTGACACCGTCAGGCGCGGTAGAAGGCCGTTTGGGGTGGATCGCCGCTACATTCCCGTGCGCGCGGCTCCGAGCCTCGTGTCCTGATCTGTCAGGACCGCGCCAGCGCGAGCGCGCCTTTTACGTCGCCGGCAAACATCAGCCCTTCCGCCTTGCGACGGCGTGTCAGGCCAGCCAGCACGCGGCCGCCCGCTTTGCTCCACTTCGCAAGCTCATTCGGCACCGCGACCTTGTTTCCTGCGTTGAGCTTCTTCCAGAGCGTGGCGCTCACTGGCCCGCCCGTGTTGAACGACCACGACACCAGCGCATCGAATTCATGCTGTTCGAGCGAGACGTTGCAAAGCTGCTGGACGTGCCGCTCGAACGTCTCCATATCCCCAGCCAATGCCGTATCGCACTCGGCCTGAGTCCAGATCGCCTTTCCATCGAACCGCGGCAGATGATGATTGGTGTGTCCCCACCCGATAGTGAGCACGCCGGCACTGTCCCGATAAGCACAAAAGCAGCCTGGCCTGCCTTTCACGCGCGCCATGCAACTCTCGAATGCCTTCACAAGCTCAAGACCGCTTTTGCTCATCCCCGCAGGCACGACGACGCGCGCCACCGAAGCAGCGTTGGACATTGCTTAAATCCTAATTTTGAAAGTCAGTTCAAAACTGATCCGGGCGCCGGCCGCTGTGAAATACGGCAGCCATGACGCATGGGACGGCCTTTTAAGATCGGATCGGAGGACCGACCCCAGTCTCCTCAGAGGCCTAGCGCGCGAAGCGGCCTTGTGATGCGCCAGCTCTTCGAATTTTCCATCTCCGAAATGCGCGCACGGCATTCAGAGATTTCTTCAAACATCGATCGATGTTTTCCCGTCAGTGACGGATGTTTCGTGGATACGAATTTCTCACTTTCCCGTTCTCGCAAAGCCCTCAATTTCGAATGGTGAGGATCTGACTGAGGCAAGTAATTCAATATGTCATTCAGATAAATCCAACCGTGAATGCCGATGGTGATCCTCTCGACATCTTCCGCATCGAACTCTGTGTCGAATAATTCGTGCGGCTCATGACCGCACGCGACAACCGCCATCCGCGTGAAAATGCACTTCTTGCATCTCCCGCAATTTCGACCCTGAGCATGCGATTGATAGCAAACCCTGAGATTCCTCAGAGCAACACTATGGCTGCAAATCTCTCTCACCCGCTCTACACGGGTCAGCGTGCCACCGCCCTGAAATATCGCGAACGACGAAGACCCGAGCAGATAGTTCATGGCCATGTGATTTCCAAACAGGCCAACGGATAAATCCTCCAGATAACTGGCATCGCTAGCGATGATTCCGGCGCCGTACTTCTGTTCGAAGGTGCGCATGATGCTTGATAGGACCGAACTATGTCCGTCATCCCAATTGGGACAGAAATGATCCTTCCAATTCGTGGACACAAATGCGGCTTCAGCGTTGAAGGCCGACAGGGTTTCCTGCGCGGAAGAAAACGCCGTTCTCTGCCCGGATTGATCCTCATTGCTGACGTCCAATCCGCCCACGAACACGCCTAACCCCACCCGCGGCATCGCGGTCGAAAGTTTCCCGTCGTTGTGGAGGATCAGCGTCGCAGTCGCATCAACGCCGCCGCTGAACGTCAGGACTGCCGAATCGAACGAGCTGGGCTCCGAGGCATGTTGCCAGCCATCCGCAAGGACATTGATCGGCCTGTACCGATCCGGACGCCACACCGACCAAATCTCGATGAAGCGCTCCAAATTCCGCGCCTGGGTGCGGGTCATCAGCCCATGAATATGTAAGTCGCGACCTTGCGATGAAGCGAACTGAGCAAGAGCGACCGCTGCAAAATCCAGCGTTGCAGGTGGAGCCGACGGCCATAAATCCGCAGGAGACTGAAAATAAAAGCTGTTCTCTGCCGAGCCTTTGTCAACGCGGACTGTAATACGGCGAGGAGTCCATTCCTCCAGGTAAACCGGGAGCGGCGCAATCTCGGTCATGCAAAAAACTGTGTCGTTGTGGATAAACTATAGGTTCTAAATAAACGCCGATGCCCACCGAATGCAATTCCATGGATGTCGCAGCCTACCCGCGCGCGGTTCCGATAAGAGCGGAACAGGCCAGTGTGCCTCCTTATTGAATGTTGGTATTTTCCGTGGTCGGCGGTACGGTTTTCGAATCTAGGGCGAACTCTCGGCAAATGAAGCGATTTGACCAAATTGAAGGACTGCGCGGTTATCTCGCGCTCTGGGTGCTGGTCGGCCACCTCATTGGATACTCCGGAATTACCCTATCGAGACCTGTTGCGCTGTTTACGGGGGCAACGAAGGCTGTAGACGTATTCATCATCCTGAGTGGTTTCGTCATCACTCACATGATGATCGAGCGGCCCGAACCGTACCTTCCTTACATTACGCGGCGCTTCTTTCGCCTCTGGCCCGTCCTGGTCATCGCCTGTTTGTTTGGTTGGCTCACCTACGATCTGTTCATTGATGCACTTACAAAGGCTCCGGGAACGATTGGGATCGCCGATCTTTTAAAGAACCGCGAAGCCAGCATTTATGCGAACCCGACAGTTCACATTCTTGCCCACGCATCCATGCTTCATGGAGCAATACCGGACAAATTTCTGCCCGGCTCGGACGGATCATTTGTCGGGACAGCATGGAGCACTTCGCTCGAATGGCAGTTCTATCTGTCGGCGCCGGCCGCTATCTGGCTTGCGCGCAAGCCAAACGGTTCGATTTTCCTTCTTCTGATCTGCGCAACATTGATGTTTGCATACGATCGCGGCGTGTTCGGCCATTACTACCGCTACTCGACCATTGTCGGCGCATGCGGATACTTCCTGATCGGCATCACCTCGCGCCTCTCGATCGAAAAACCGGAAGCATCGTGGGCACCAAAAATGGCCCTGGCCATATCGATGATGGCTCTTCTTTATCTGAACCCAAGCCCGATCATCGTATGGGGAATTTTCTATACGTGCCTTGTCAGCCGCCGGAGTTTGAAGATATTCGACGCAATCTTTTCGAACAAACCGGCGAGATATCTCGGTAGCCTGTCTTATTCGATTTACCTAGTCCACATCATCGTGCTCGGGCTGACAATGTGGATCATCACAAGGTTCAGCGCATCACTGACGAACGGTCAGATGGTCGTCGCGCTGATCCCGTTTATTCCAGTCTCCATTGCGATTTCCGCAATAGTGAATGTGACAGTCGAAAAGCCGGGGATGCTGCTTGGTCGCAAGCTGGCACAAAGACTTCGAGAAGCTTCTTCACCCAAGGAAGCCATCACGCCAGCGTAACAACAGTCGCTCTCGTCGCGCCGACGTGAACGGGTGCGGCCACCACAAACGCCGTGGTTTGACCTCTTTTACCGCCTGCAAAAACACATCAAAAATGCGTGCCGTCTGATAATGCGCAACCGCATATGCTCTCGCCGCGTCTTCAATTGCCGTGTCGCCCTCACTTCTGGAGAGAAGACGATCTACCGTCGTCGGCAACTCCTCGATCTCCGTCAGAAAGATGCCCGGAACAGGAGCAACGCGGGAAAAGGTCGACTTGAGCGCCACAACAGGCACACCCATCGCCAGCGATTCCGCAAAAACTCGGGGGAAACCTTCATAAGTCGAGGGGTGAACCATAATTCGCGAACTGGCGATGTGCTGATAAACGTCAGGACCTGAGCACTGGCCTACAAAATCAAAATTCTTCGAATTCAGAGACGCCGCTTGCGCCTCAATCTCGGATTTCAGAGGACCGCTTCCAACGAAGCAGCACCTGAATTTCTCACCTAACGACAGCAAGGCTGTATGATTTTTTCGACCCTCGAACGACCCCACATTGACGATATCGTAGACCTTCGATTTGTCTTTCGCCGTTTCGACGGCGGACCAATTGACGAATTTAGGGAAGACCGAGATCCCTTTTAGTCTCGGGAATACGCTTGGATCGGCCTGCCCTTCGTATTCCTGCAGAACATAATCAACCCTTTGATCAATAGCCGGATGCCGTGATTCCCCACCGCAAATAAGAATGACGGGAGTCGTTTCAGGCAGCGCTTCGACTGTCGCATGACATACCGCGTAGTCTGCGGCACGAATGACAACGATATCTGGTTTGTCCGCAATTGCTTCTTGGGTGAGAGCTGCAGACGTTGATAGCTGGTCATAGGCAACCGGCCCGTCCGACGGGAAATGCCTGATTAAACCTGTATCCTGAGGCTTTGGGATATCATGAGGATAGCAGCGAAACGCGATAGCATCATAACCCTGCGTCTGAAGCCACTCGATCAGCACCTCTTCGCGGAAAGCAGCCTGGAATCCGACTGACGTCGCCGCCATAATGAGTCGAATTCGGATCGAAGGCCGTACCAAATGAGCCAATCGCTCGAAAATAACGCCCATAATCTCTTTTCAAATGAAGTACGGCTGAATGAATTTTGAGATTCCTGCTAATCTTATATCCCGAGCTTTGCTTTTCCAATTACCTCGTCAGTCTCGCTCAACAAGTATCCAATACCCAGCGCACGGGTGAGACTGCGTCATCCGACCTGCCCTCCCGATGCCGTCGTGCCGGATGCATTTCCCGGCAACGCTCCGCCAAACGTAAGCAGAACGCCGTTTGTATTGACGTCATATGGCTTGCCTGTCGCCGAACCGGCGTATGTGCTTCCGAACGCGATAGCCGAACCGCAGCGGCTACATCCGATAAATGCATTGGTGAATGCAGGCGCACCTGAGAGCGTCACGGCTCTTCCCTGGTTACGGAATAGACCGCCGGCAACCTGGGCATGATAGGATGATCCGGCGATGATCGCATAATCTCCGACAGCCTGGACAACGCCGCCTTCCGTGACGGTGACCTGGCCGCCGGGAGCGGTGCCGAACCTGACATTGCCAAAGTAAATCTGTCCTCCTGCCGCCGCGGCGAGGCACGAACCAGACGACGATGAAATCTCCATGTCGAGAACGGTGCAAATTGCGTTCGCACTCTGCGCGGCGAACGTCGTGGCCGTCCCCGTCACCTTCACATTGGCCGGCGTCGTGCTGTTTCCGCGAATGACCAGGCTGGACGGCGAGATCACGCCGACGCCGGCACCGATCGCAACCGATGAGCCGGTATAACTTCCATCAGCGAGTTGGATGGTGACGGTAAAGCCGACAAAATCAAGCGTATTGAGTGCGACAGTGAGCGCTTTCGCGATGGTCAGGAACGGCTCACTCGACGAGAGACCGTTGTTGCTGTCACTTCCAGTCGTGGACACGTAATAGATGCGGTTGGCGGTGAGAAGCTCGCGTGCGCCGCCCGATGGAAAAGAAACCCGCCCCGTCGTCCGCTCAAACCTCAGCGCGTCGCGCCACGCGGTCCCATCCGCGCTCACCTTGAGATGGAAATCGTCGTCGCCCGTGAGGCCGAATTCGGCGCGACCGGAGAACGCATTGGCGAACACCACCGAGGCCGTATTCTCCGCCGTCTCTTTCGACAGTTGCAACCGGATGTCGCCGGTACCGTCATCATCTGAGTCGATCGCATGAAACAGCACGTCGTCCGAACGAACGGTGAGGCGGTTTGTCTCGACTGCGGCCGTGTTGATACCGAGATGCGGCAGATTGTCGGATGAAAAAGCGGCCCCGCCTGCGACCGTCACCGGAATCCAGTTGCTGCCGTCGAACACCAGCAACGCATCATCTGCGATTGACCAAACGCACCATCCGGCTTTCGGCATGAGAAAACGCCACGCATTGGTCTCCCACGTCGCCACCGCCTTACCATGCCCAACCCACGCGCCGCCTGCCCCATTCGCAACGATATGCCGCTCGCCATCAATGGGCGACGCTGGCGGCAGGACGAGCGTGGTCTCGCGCACCGCGATCTGGATCGCATCGTCCAGAATCCGCAATGCCTCGTTATGCGTGACATGTTTCTGCGCCTGGCTGCCATCGATGAATGGCAGGCCAAGATTGGTTGTCTCTGTCATATGACCTCAAAGTGCGAAGGTGGATTCCGCGGGATGGCCGCGGCCAACCGTACTGGAAAGCTGGAAGACCCGAATGGTGAGGCTTGTCTGCGGCCCGCCGAAATCGGCGGCTTCATCCGACGCGGCATATGTTGCAGCGGGCACATTCACCGAAAGCGAGCGCTTCACGGTGCTGCCCGACATGATGTCGATCTCGTAGGCCTCAGCATCCTCGCCGAGCGGCACCTCGACGCCCCAGGCGTCGCCGTCCTTGCGGGTGCGCCTGATCCAGGACATCGCGATGTTGCCGCCACTTTCCCGCGTGGCGCACAGATGCACCGGCGCAAGCGGCATCAACGCCGCCGGCTGCGGCACCAGCGTCATCGCAAGCGCGGACGGGTCGTCATGACTGCGCCCTGTGGCGACGATCCGAAGATCGACCGACCGATCCAGCGCGCCGATGCCACGCGCGATCTCGATCAGATGATCGTCGAGCAGCACGAAAGGTGCCCCCGCAGGCAACGGCGCGGCAATCGCATATTCGCTCCCAGCCTGCCCGCGCAGCAACCGACTCAACCGATAGATCTTGTCATCGACAAGTTCGGCCTGCGCGAACTGGATCACCTCCCATGCGCCGTCCGCGTTCATCACCGCCGCCGCATTGGCGCCGTTGAGCACATTGGCATCGGCCAGCGACGTCAGAGCACCGCCATAAAGCCGCACGCGCACCTCGCTGCCGCGATCCCAGCAGGCGACCGGACCAGCCGGCAATGCATCGAGCGTCTCACCCAGCACGGAAGGGACGTAGGCCGTCGCCGCGCGCTCGAAGCTCAGACCGTCCGATGAACGCCACACCGTGACCGAACCGGGCCACGGGCTTGCGAACACCGCAAGGCGCGTCAGCACCGGCGGGTCGGATAAGTCCAGCATCGGCAGATCGAGCGCGAGTGCCTGCACCGGGCCGAGCGCCGGCGGGATCGTCGGCGTGCTCAGGCGCGGCAACGGCAGCGGCACGTTGAAAATATCGGGATCGATGCTACGCGCACGGGCCTGCCGCTGCTCGGTATCGATCAGTTCGCTCACCTCATAAACCCGCCGCCTGCCCTTGATCGTGACGCCGACGACATCGCCCGGCATCAAGGTGAGATGATCCATGCCGAGCGCGAACGAAATGCTCTCCCGCCCGGCCCAGAGGTCCTGCAGCCAGATATCCGCACGACGTGTGGCGGCAGCATCGCTGGTGACGACGGCAAGATCCGAATGCAACGCCCGGTTCGCGCCGCCAACCAGTCGCCGCGACGTGACGGCCGCGCGGCGGTAATCCACCGAAGCGTCGGTGTAGCCGAAACTCACCTCGCGCGGCAGCTCCGTCTCCTGCGCGCGTGTCAGCACCGCCAGTGCGTCCTTCCCCGAATCGACGAGATCATCTTCCGAAATCTCCATCACCGGCGCGCCGCCGCGCGCTACGAACACGAGATCGGCTCCTACCGCTGTCGCATCGAACGCATAGGCCGCGGTCAGCGGCTCGATCATCGCCCGCAGCGTCATCGGCCGGTCGACGACATAGCCGTCGCAACCGTCGCGCAACGCGGACGCATCGACACCCTCGACAGATGCATCGCTCAGAATCGCTGCCACAGTCGCATCGAGCGGTGCGCCACCGAGACGTCCGGTCAGCCAGTGTCCGGTCTGCCAGTTCGGCGCATCATTCCAGACATCACTCGCGAGCGGAAACACCGGATAAGGCCGGGCGTCCCAGGTCCACAGATGGATGCCGGAGATATCGATCATCCGTCCGCCATAGACAGGCGAAACAGGATTGTGGGTATCGTCGCCGCCGAACGCAGAGTCGAACGCGCCGAGCATCGCCTCGAGCATGCGACGCTGGATCAGGTCATCGCGCTGGCCGTTCGAGAAATATGGGACATTACCATCGGATGACTTCGCATCAGGAAACACGCTCGGCTGGTTCGCGCCCTTGTCCACCGCCGGGCAGCCGATCTCGGTCAGCCAGATCGGCTTGCTGCACGGGAGCCACGCAGTCGGTGCACCGAGCTCCACGCCGCCCACCCGCTCGTAATGAGCATTGCGCCACCAGTTCCAGATATCCTTGGCGCGAAACGTCCACGGCTTTCCGAGACCGTCGGTGATGGGACTGCGCGCCTGTGCGACACGTGCGGTATCGTCCGCGTAGTACCAGTCATAAGCCTCGCCGCTTTGCAGGCGGCTTTTGAGATAGCCACGATCGTAGATCGTCGAAGCATCCGCCGCGTCGAGATGTCCGGCCTCGTCGCGCCAGTCAGACAGCGGCGCATAGTAGTCGATGCCGACCGCATCGATGGCGGGCGATGCCCATAGCGCATCCAGCGGAAAGCGCACCTCTGAAGCATCCGGCGTCACCACGTCCGCTCCGTATTCGGTCCAGTCCGCGCCGTATGTCACAAGCGTCGACGGCCCGACGATCGCCTTCACGTCCGCCGCCAACGTGGCGAGCGCCGTCACCACCGGATAGACACCCGCGCCGGAGCTCACCCGCGTCAGCGCCTTCAGTTCGGAGCCGATCAGAAACGCATCCACGCCGCCGCAAGATTCCGCCAGCGATGCGTAATGCAGGATCATCCGCCGATAATTCCAGCCACTGGCTCCGCCGCCGGAGAAGAATTGCGCAACCTGGTCGGTTGCCGCTGCAGTCCCCTGCGGCGAACCGCTCACGCCGGGCGCGGGATCGCAAGTGATGTGTCCGCGCCACGGATAGGCTGGCTGCGTGGGCGCGCCGATCCAGGGATCGGGCAGCGCATTACCGGGCGGAATGTCCATCATCAGGAACGGATACAGCGTCACCTTGAGACCGCGCGCCTTCAGTTCCCCGATCAGATGCCGGATGCTGTCGTCGGATGGCGTACCGCCATAGGACGGAACGCCGTCGACGCTTGAAACGAGATAGGCGTTTGGCCGCGTCACACCCGCAACCGACCATGTGCTGCCGGATGTCACCTTGATCGCATTGTCGATGCCGGGCCTGATCTTGCATGCACCCGCGCGCAGATCGCTGCCGAACCATGCGACCACAATGGCGACACGCTCGAGGTTTGGACACGTCGCCTGCAGATCGTCGAGCGATGCCATCACATCAGAGGTGGCCGTGGTGACGTGACGGTTTTCCGGCGCCGACTGACCAGGACCGAGCACACGAACGACCGCGGAGGTCTCGTAACCGAATTCGGTGGAGCCCGGAATGAGCGTCACCGCGCGCGTCATGCGCTCAAGCTCGCCGACCGGTCGCACGATCTCGAACGACAGTTGCGGAATGCGGTTGCCGAATTGCGCCAACGGCAATCGCTCGAACACCACATAAGCAAGCCCGCGATAGGCGGGCGCATTCGCCGCGCCTTCCTTCGCCACGATCAGATCGTCCGGCGCCTGATCCTCGCTGCCGCGATGCACACGCAACACCAGCGTCGAAGTGTCGAGCAGATCGCCATCGGCCCAGATACGGCCGACGCTGCCGATCTCGCCTTCACACAGGCCGACGGCGAAATTGGCGAAATAGGAATAGGTCGTGGTGGTCGTCGTCGCCGTCGCGCCGCCAATGCCGCCCTTGCCGCCCGCGCTCTGGCTGCTGGTGGAAACAACTTCCTCCAGTCGCGTCGCCCAGATCACCTGCCCCGACAACCGCGCGCGGCCGTACAATCGCGGGATGGGCGCGCCTTCGGTCGAGGCCATCACATCGAGATCGGCGAGCCTTGGGCCGGTGATGCTGCGCGCGGTCGAACCGAGCAGCGCCTGATCGATCATGTTGCCTGCGAGCGCGCCGACGATGCGCCCGGCAATGGCGCCCACTGGGCCGAACACGGCACCGGCCGCGCCGCCCGCGACGGAAAGAACCAGCGCCGCCATTATTCGATGACTCCCGGAAAGCGAAACGCATAGGCAAGGTGCCGCTGCCACCACGGCGTCAGCGCCACTTCGCAAACAGCCGCGCCGTCATGGGCGTGGATCATGGTTCCCTCGCCGCTCGCGATCGCGACATGCTTGGCAATGAGGCCCTCGCGCCAGCGAAACAGCAGCACGTCGCCCGCGCCGATCTCAGATGCTTCGACTCTCACGAGATGCCGCATCGCCGCCTGCGCCAGTGTTTCCTCGCCATGCGCCTCGGCCCAATCCGGCGCGTAAGGCGGTGGCAGCTCGGGCTCATCGCCGATGCAGTTGCGCCAGACGCCACGCACGAGCCCAAGACAATCGCAGCCGACATGCTTCAGCGACGCCTGATGGCGATAGCGCGTACCGAGCCAGCTCCGCGCCTCCGCAACGATGGCGGCGCGGGTCACAAGAGAAGCCATGGTTTACACCTCAGGAAGCGAGCGAGCCGCCATCATTGTTGGCGGACGCATCCGCGCCCGCGATGACGAAATCGTTGCCGGGGATATGCGGAAAGCCACGAAAGTTCTCGCCGTTGGCAAAGCGGTCACGGCATGTCTCGAAACGCTTGTCGCATCCGGCTGTGATGGTGAAAGCATCGCCGACGGCAAGAGCCTCGCTCATCGCCTGCCACAGCGAGAGTCGCACCTCGCTACCGGCCATCCGATGCTCCTTGATCTCGACCGCGAGGCCAGCATTGACGCCGCTCGTCCAAGTCAGGCATCCGGCCGTGAACACCCCCTCGGCGAAATAGCCGAGACCATCAGCCGCAATAATGGAAGCACCCAACAAACGCGACACGGTGCCTGCGCCATTCAAGCCAGCCGCCGCGAGCGCGACCTTGCAGCGCGCATCGCCGAAGTCGGCGGAGCAGCGCGCGGTGTAGAGCCGCCCGGTCTCCTGCGAGAGCTTGTCGGCGAGACCGCGCAGCTCGGCGCTGAACGCTTCGCCTTCACGCTTCACTTCGCCGAGCGTCGAGCGCGACAGCAACACTCGGAGCGTCACATCGCTCCAGTCCACCAGCCAGGTATCGACTTGCGCGGCATCGAAGCGTCCGGCAGCAAGATCAGCCTCCGTCAACGAGTCAGACGCAAGCGCGCCGGAAATCTCCGCACCGTCGATCGACAGATCGAAGCGGCTGGTCGCCTCCGATGCGCCGAAACCCGTGCCGGCCCGGCAGGTCACGCCTTCAATGACCAGATCGCCATCGTGATCGGTAAAGCCCTGCGTCAAGCCATCACGGCGCATCACTATCCAGCATCGGGCGAGCGTGGTGATGCCGGTGTCGAGCCTCGCCTGCAGCACGGGTGGAATTTCTCTCATGGCTTGATCTCCACGAGCGGAATTTTCGGAATGGCGCCTGCGGCGAACGCCGACAGATCGACTTCGAGATAATCGGTATCGAACCGCACCGGCACGTCGAACAGGAAGCCTGCCGTCACCGCTGCGCCTGATGGTGGACTATGTCCCGGCAGGAACGTGACGATCCCGGTTGCTGAATCGCAGGTGAAGTCAATGTCCGCCGCCACCTCCACGCCCGCCACCGCGACGCGTACGCTGCCCGGCACCGGCTTCCCGATCGGCCGCGCATAAGGCGCGTAGCTGGAGCCGTAAATCTTCGTGAGCTGAAACTGCGTCTGCGCGCCGTCGCCGGTTCCCAGCATCTGGTCGAGTGGCGATGGCGCGGCTGCATCGGTTGCGGAGGAATGATCGAGCCGGTCACGCCAGCGAAAACCATAGAGCTGTCCGCGACGCTCCTCGAAAAAGGCCACCACCTCCTGCAAGGCGGCGAGCGTCTTGACGCCGTAGCCAGCATCGTAGCGCCTGCGCGAATGCGCCCAGCGCGCGTTGCGCTGCTCCCGCCCCGAGCCGAACGCGACGATTTCCGTGCGGCGCTCTGGCCCGCCCGCGCTTTTCAGCGAGATGTCGAGCGGAAACAGAATTTCGTGGAAGGATGTCATCGAGTTCTCCGCGCCTTGGCAGCGATAGTGAATGTTCACAGGCTGCGCTGACCGCGCGCGACAGCACGCGCGATCTGGCCGGTGATGTAACTCTCCGAGCGGCGGAAACTTCCCGGGTCCGGCGTCGCGATCTGCACCGTGATGTTGTTGACGCCGCCGCCCGCCCCCGCGACACCGAGCCGTCCGTCCGGCCCGCGCTTCAGCGGCATGATCGCTTCCGGCCCCGCTTCGCCCGCAAGACCGACGCCGCCTTGCATCAGCGGAAAGTAAGTCGGGGTGCCGATCACGCCGCCGGACGCAAACGGCTTCACTGCGCCGCTCGCTGCTGCAACCGCTGTGCTGGCGGATGTCCCCATTCCTGTGAGCCCCGAGAGCAGGTTTTCGATTCCGCCGGCGATGGAATTCTGAACCGGCTTCAGCGCCAGATTGAGCGACAGGCTGGAGAGCCGCAGCGCCAGCGATTTCAGCACGTCATCGAACTGTCTGCCGCCGGTAACGGAAACAGCGAACGCATTCGTCATCGCCCGTGAGAACGCATTCGCGGACAGTTCGAGGTCGCGCACCCGCAGCGTCAGGCCGTCGGCGAGTTGCGACGTGCTCTCAAGGCTGTTGAATGTATCGCTCATGGTCGAGGCTCCGCGCGATCCGGAAATTGCGTCATCAATTCATCGAGCGCCGCGCGGTCAATCGGTTCAGTGACCGCTCCGCGAACGGCACGGATGGCGAAGGCCAGTTCGCGCGGCGTCATCGCCCAAAACTGCGCGGGCGCAAGGCGCAACACGCCAAGCCCGAACCCGACCGCATCAGCCCAGGGAAACGGCTTCATCGCTCACGCCTCCTCGAAAGTCGCGGCAATCAGATCGGCGGAAATGCGGACATAGCTCGTTACCCCACCCTCGACCCGCAACGCGGCCACCTCGTCGTCGGAAATCGTCTCGCCCGCACCCCGCAGCCCGGCCGCGATGATGCGAACAAGATCGCGCGCCGATAGTCGGCCGGTGCCGAAGCGTTCCGCCAGTGCCATCAGATCGTCAGCGCCGAACGCGCTTTCGAGTTCGGCAAGCGCGCCGAGCGTCAGCACCAGCGTGCGCGGCCTGCCACCGAGTTCGGCGGCGATCTCGCCTCGATGGGAATTCGCCATCGACCACCTCCTACAGTGCGGTGAAGGTCAGCGCGCCAGCGGATTCCAACCCGATGTCGAACGTCACCTCGCCATTGTGCTCGCCGGAAAACTCCAGGCTGGAGATCTGGAACGGCCCTTCGATGGTGCCGAAATCCGGCACCACCACCTGGCATGCATTGATCGCGCCGTCGAAGAAAAATTGCCGCACCAGCGCATCCGAAGCTGCATCCTTGAACAGGCCACGCCCGGAAATCGATGCGCGCTTGACGCCCGCGCCTTCCAGCAATTCGCGCCAGCGGTCCGCCGACTCCGCATGCGTCACGTCCACCGTCTCGGCATTGAACGCGATCTTGCGGCTCCGCAGCCCCGCGACCGTCACGAACGCCGTGCCGTCATTCATTTTCAGGAGCAGATCCTTGCCCTTTTGCGCGCCCATGGCGTCTCCTAGATGTTCGATGTTGTCGATCAGGCCACCGGCTCCGTCACCGCGCGGAAGCGCACCAGTGCATGATAGGTCTTGCCGTCGTTCTCGCGGCGGATGTCGGCCAGCGCGAAGCGCAGATTGACAAGCCGGTTTTCTTCCAGCGGCAATGGCGCATCATCCAGCGCCTGCAGCAGCGCACCCGCGATCATGTGCGCCTCGCGGTGCCCGCCCTGCCGCGACCAGGCATGCAGCGTCAATTGATGTTCTTGCGTCTCAGCGCCGTCGCCGGAGGAATCGATCAGGCGCGCCTCGCCGAGCGTCACGTAGGGAAAGGCGGCATTGCGCGGCGGCTCGTCATAGATGCGGTTGCCGCCAAGCATTGCCGTGAGCCCGGTATCACTACGCAAAGCGACGTGAATGGCGGCGCGCAGCGCCACGTTGGCTGGAGTCATATCGATGGTCCTGATGGCGTTACGTCATTCAACGCGCAACTGCGCGTCGATCTCGATGAGGCGGCAGTCGTCCGAGTCCCGGATCGCAGCGATGCGATAGACTTTCGAACCCTCCACCAGCCGGTGCTGCAGTGTGAGACTGAAATTCGCACGCATGGTGATGCGATAATTCTGCGTCGCGCCGTTTGCATCGGCGTCCACGCCCGGCTGCGCGACCAGCGGCACAACTTTCGCCCAGGCGTTGCCGTAAGACGACCAGACACGCGTCACGCCGCCTTGGTCGTCCGGCGTCTCGATCGGCTGCTGCAACACCAGCCGCGTTCGTAATTGTCCCGGATCGATCATAGCGACAACACCCGATGGGAGGCGATCAGCGCGTTGACGCTCGGCGGCATCACCGCGATGCTCGCGCCGATGGCGATCATCCCGCGATTGTCGTACCAGTGTGCGATCAGCATCCGCAGCGCCTGCATCAATGCGGGTGGCACGTCGCTACCGGCATCGCCAAATCCCGCCACCACGTCGATCTCGATTCCCGCGGCAGTGCGTCCCGGTTGCTGCAACGAACAGGCGCGTACCGCGATCAGGTTCTGCGCTGCATCGAGCACGAAGTTTTCCGGATCGATCGTGTGCGCCGCGCCCACTTCGTCATAGACGCGCGCGTCAGTCACCGCAGACAGCGGCCCCAGTTTCGGTTTGATACGCCGGTCCGGCGGCCAGCCATCCAGCACCAGTCGCCACGTCTGCGTCAGCAACGCGCAACGGCCGAGCGCCTCGACATGGCTGCGCGCCGCCGCGATCAAGCTTGCGATCAGCACGTCATCGTCGTCGGTCTCGACGCGCAGATATGCTTTTGCGTCAGACACCGAGATCGGCTCGGCCTCCGGCGGAGTCAGAAGAATGGCGGCCAT